ACATAAACTTATAGGAGTTAAATTGACCAAGATATTAGAAATAATGCCTACTTTCCCAGACCAAGAGGCTAACGAAAAAGACATGGCTTTGTCAGGGACAGTAAGAACGAATAAAAGACTCAATAGTCATATTGACCGAGAAGAAGAGAGTGTTACCAGTTACGGTAAAGTAATGGTAGCCAACACAATCAGACCTTTAGCAATGCACATAGGTGACTGGATAAAACGTACATCTGAACGTACTGTATGTAAACCACCTATTGCTTTCACTAAATTATGTGAAGTTGAACCTGAGATATTGGCTTTGATAACTGGTAAACATATAATCAATACAATCACACAATATAAACCATTAACTGCTACATGTATTAGTCTAGGTGGTAAAGTTGAGACTGAAATAGCTTTAAAGAATTTCAGATATTTAAACCCAGAGTTATACGACACAGTTAAAAAAGATTTAGACAAAAGGTCTTGGAATTATACTTATAAGCGTAGAAAACTTAGAGAGAGTGCTAAAAGAGACACTATTATGTCTTGGGAAGAATGGACTACTCCTACTAAACTACACGTAGGTTTAAGACTCGTAGAGCTTATGATTGAGTCTACTGGTATGATTGAGTTGGGTGTAGAAACTATTAAACACAAAAAAGCTAAGATTATTAAACAGACTCAAAAGACTAGAGAATGGATTAAAAATAGAAATGCTTTTAATGAATTACTTAATCCTGATTACATGATGACTGTAATGCCACCTAAAATGTGGTCTACAGTTCATGGTGGCGGTTATTGGACTAAGGAATTACCAGAGTTAGATTTAGTTAAACAAAAGAATAAATTGTTTGCTAGAGAATTAGCTAACTTTGAAATGCCTAAAGTATACAGGGCGGTAAACGCAATGCAGTCAACCGCATATAAAATAAATAATTATATTTTAGGTGTTATGGCTGAGGCTTGGGACAGAGGACTGGCTATCGGTGGTATGCCACCAATTAAAAATCTTACAGTTCCTAACAAGCCTCACGACATTAAAGAAAATAAAGAGTCAAGACGTAAGTGGAAAAAAGAAGCAGTTATAGTCCACACAGAAAATGCTCGTATGTTCTCTAAAAGAATGTTGTATGCAAAGATATTGTATCTTGGTGATAAATTTAAAACTTATGCCACAGTATACTTTCCATTACAATTTGATTTCAGAGGAAGAGCGTATGCCGTTCCTGCCTTTTTAAATTATCAATCTATTAATGGTGCTAAAGCATTGTTGTCGTTTGCACATGGTAAACCTATCACTGAAGAGAACAAAGGTGATTTTTGGTTAGCAGTTCATGGTGCGAATATGTATGGCAATGATAAAGTCTCATTAGAAGATAGAGTTAAATGGGTTGAAGATAATGAAGACTGGATACTTAAATGTGTTGAAGACCCATTCACAAATAGACAATGGGAAGACGCAAGTAATGCTTTTCAATTCTTAGCGTGGGCTGAGGAGTGGAAAAGATTTAAAGCTGAAGGTTATGGCTTTGTATCTAACATTGTTATTAATGTTGATGGCTCTTGTAATGGATTACAAATTTATTCATTAATGTTAAGAGACAAAAAAGCAGGTGAGTTAGTTAATTTATTACCTAGTGATAAGCCTAAAGACATTTATCAATTAGTTGCAAATTCTGTAATAGAGAAACTAAAAGAACATGCGGTTGAAGGAAGACCGTATGCACAACAATGGCTTGATTATGGAGTGAAGCGTTCAACAACTAAAAGAAGTATTATGACTATCTGTTATGGAAGTACCAGATATTCTTGTACGGACTTTGTTGTTGAAGACTTAACAAAACGTAAAGATAAGGGAGAAGAACACCCTTTTATTAATGATATGTTTAAACCATGTTCATACTTAGCAAGTATAATATGGGATAGCATTGGTGACAATTTACAATCAGCACGTACTGGAATGAAGTTTTTACAGGACATTGCTCGTATTGTTGCTAAAGAACAGTTGCCTATACACTGGGTTACGCCTGTTGGCTTTCCAGTATATCAGTCATACCCTGAGATGAAGTCTAAAAGAGTTAAGGCTATGTTAATGGGTGAAGTTATAAAGCCTCGTATAAATACTGAGACTGACTTAACTGACAAATTGCGAATGAGTAACGGAGTAGCACCTAATCTGGTTCACTCGGTAGACTCCGCCGCAATGATTGAGACTGTGAATGTTGCATTAGATAATGGTATTACCAATTTCTGTAACGTACACGACTCATTCGGAACTACTGCGGCTGACGTAGAAGTTCTAAACACAAGTCTAAGAGAAGCGTTTATAAAACTATTTACTGAAAATGATATATTAGAGAATTTCAGAAATGACGTTTTAAAACAATTACCTGAAAACTTGAAAGCTAAATTACCTGAAGTTCCTCAAAAAGGTGATTTAGATATAAATGAATTGAGGAAAAGCAGGTTCTTCTTTGCATAAGCAGAGTAAAGTTCCCCTAGTAGACAATAAAAAAGGAAATATATATGTCAAAAAACAATAATGTAAGGATTGTAACACCAGTTGGCGTTAGTCAATATGCGTGGCTTACAACCCCTGATACACAATTTGATGCAGATGGTCATTACAAGACTAATCTTATTGTTAAATCAGATGAGTCTCAGTCAGTTGTTAAAGCAATTGATAATGAGATGAAGAAAAGTGTTACTCTTGCTAAAGAGAAGACTAAAGGAAAAGAGCCTAAGATGGCTAACCTTCCTTATGAAGATGAGAGAGATGATGAAGGTAAAGCTACTGGCAATATTATCTTTAAGTTTAAAACTAAAGCAAAGATAATCACTAGAGATGGTAAAGTTATTCCAAATAAAGTTGCTATCTTTGACAGTGCAGGTAAACCTATGGTTGACGCTAATGTTTGGTCAGGTAGTGAAATGAAAGTATCAGCAGAATTGATACCTTATTACACTGCAATGGCAGGAGCAGGAGTTAGCCTTAGATTAAGAGCAGTGCAGATAACTAAACTTGTTGAAGGCGGAGCAGGTAACTCAAAAGGTTATGGCTTTGATGAAATTAAAGATGGTTATAGAGCACCAGAAGATAAGACATTTGAAAATGAAGTGGAACAATCGCAAAACACTGACTTCTAATCAAGTAGGTCTTAGATACGGATTTAGGTCAGGCTTGGAGATAGCAATATCAAAAGAGCTTGACTTAAATAAAGTAAAATACGAATTTGAAACAATTAAATTAAAGTATACTGTCCCTGAAAAAATACATACGTATACACCTGATTTTTATTTAAAAGAAAAAGATTTCTTTATAGAAACAAAAGGCTTGTTCACATCTCAAGACAGAAAAAAGATGAGATTTATAAAAGAACAACACCCAAAACTAGATATTAGATTTATATTTAGTAACAGTAAACAAAGGATTAGTAAAAAAAGTAAAACAACTTATGGAATGTGGTGTGAGAAATACGGATTTAAGTATTCTGACAAACATATTCCTATTGAATGGTTATGATGACTGATAAAGATATAAAAGAATTTCATAATACAATAAACAAGTTAGAGAAAATGAATAATGTTAGAAAAGAAACAAAGTATATTGTAATACATAGTAGCGAGTCTTCACCAAAAGAAGACTTTGATGTAAAAGATATTGACACACAACACCGTAAAGACGGCTTGTTCTCATGTGCATTTCATAAAATAATAAAAAGAGATGGCACAATCCAAGATGGTAGAGATATACAAGTTGCAGGTGCACATATAGCAGATGGTTCTCTTAAACTGTCTAATAAAAATTCTATTGGTATCTGCCTAGTAGGCGGAAAATCATTAGACAATCAACCTGATTGTAACTTCACGTTCAAACAGTATACCGCTTTGGTTAAACTTATAAAAGAGTTGAAACAGGAGTATCAGGCTGATGTAGTAGGTCACAGAGATGTGACTGACTCCGTATCTCCACACTTTGATGTATCAGAGTTGTTGAGATAGTTTGTTTGTGTGGTAGAGAAGCGAGAGTGGAAACTACCACACCCAATTTCCCAAATAATTAATCAAAAAATTTTATGCAAAAAACTGAAAGTGAATTTTTATATCACACGTCTTGTGACAATTGCAATTCTAGTGATGCAAACTCTGTCTATTCAGATGGACATGCTTTTTGCTTTTCTTGTAACACAACAACAAAAGGAAACGATTTGAATAACCCAGTATCAACAGAAACCAGTAAAGAATTTATAGAAGGTAGTATTACGGAATTAACAAAACGTAAAATTAATTACAACACAGTTCAAAAATTCAATTACCAATCTGGTGCGTGGTTTGGCAGACCTTGTCAAATAGCAAATTACTATAATAAAAATAAAGAATTAGTTGCACAAAAACTAAGATACCCTGACAAAACTTTTCAATGGTTAGGTGATGCAAGAGAAGCAGGTTTATTTGGTCAGCATTTATGGAGAGACAAAGGAAAAATGTTGATTGTTACGGAAGGCGAAATAGATGCAATGAGTATCTCCGCTATTAATCAGAATAAATTTCCTGTTGTAAGTATTAAATCAGGAGCTCAAGGAGCTAAGAGAGATATACAAAGAGAGCTTGAGTGGGTTGAAGGATTTGATTCTGTTTATTTTTGTTTTGACCAAGATGAACAGGGTAAAAAAGGTGCAATAGAATGTGCTAAATTACTTACACCTAATAAAGCTAAGATATGTACGTTACCTTTAAAAGATGCAAATGAAATGATACTTGCAAATAAAGTAAAAGAATTAACAGATTGTATATGGTCTAGTAAAGCCTACAGACCTGATGGAATTATTTTAGGTGCTGACATTTGGAATGATATACAAAAAGAAGATATTTATGTAACAGCACAATATCCATTTGAATGTTTAAACACAAAGACTCATGGATTACGTAAAGGTGAATTAGTTACAGTAACAGCAGGTAGTGGAGTTGGTAAGTCTAGCTTTTGTAGACATGTAGCTTTAAGTTTATTAGAACAAAAATATTCTGTTGGATACATAGCATTAGAAGAAAGTATTAAAAGAAGTGCACTTGGAATTATGGGTGTTCACTTAAAGAAACCATTACATTTAACAAGAGAAGGAATAGATGAAGAACAATTACGTACCACCTTTGCCTCTACTATTGGTAATGGCAATTTTTATTTATATAATCACTTCGGAGCAAGTGCCGCAGATAACTTACTTTCTAAAATAAGATATTTAGCTAAGGCTTGTAACGTAGACTGGGTTATACTTGACCATTTACACATGGCATTGTCTGCATTAGGTGACGAACATACTAATGATGAAAGAAAACTTATTGATTATTTTATAAGTAAATTAAGAACCTTAGTAGAAGAGACAGGTATAGGATTAATATTAGTTAGTCATTTACGTAGGTCAACAGAAGGTGACAAAGGTTTTGAAGATGGTAAGCAAGTAACTTTAAGTAGTCTTAGAGGAAGCCAATCCATAGCTCAATTATCTGACATGGTGCTTTCCATGAGTCGTGACTTAAAAGCAGAAAACAATATTGCAAAATTACAAATACTAAAAAATAGATTTTCAGGTGAGACTGGCAATGCTTGTAGTTTACATTATGATTTACAAACAGGTTGTCTAGCTGAAGTAAAAGCAGAAGTTTTAGATGACTTCTGAGGAAATAAAAAAAAAGAAAAGAGCAGTGAGATGGTCAATGTATGTCATGGACGCTGTGGCAAGAGCCAAAAAATCAAAACAAACAGTAACAATTCATGTGGGTAAAGAAAGTTCCGCAATGATTCTACAAGATGCTTTATTGTCTTTAGCTTTTAGTGGAGAAGATGCCGCTTGGAATGTTATGATAGAAACACACACTTTACATTAATTATGAAATTACCAGAAATAAATAAACAAATATTAAATGCACCTTTTGTAAAAGTATATTGGAAAGATATTAATTCCAACAGTGCTTGGTTAAATTTAAAGGACGCATTAAAAAGCAAAGTTACAATTTGCATTACAGCAGGTTGGTTAATTAAAGCAGATAAAGATGTTCATATAATTGTTGGAGATGTAAATTTTGAAGATAATGGAACACTAGGTGATGTTGGAAACATAACAACAATGCCTTCAGTAAACGTAATAAAAATAAAGAAGATTAAATTATGAGATACTGCTTTGATATAGAAACAGATGGATTTTTAGATACAGCTACTAAAGTTCATTGCATTATCTTAAAAGATATAGACAAAAATAAAATACTTCATCTTAATAATGAAGAAGCTGTAAAGAAATTAGAAGAAGCTCAATTAATAATTGGTCACAACATAATCAAGTTTGACATACCAGTTTTAGAAAAGTTTTATAATTTTAAATCAAAAGCAAAAGTTTTTGATACCATAGTAGCAACTAGATTACTATTCCCTGATATTAAAGACCAAGATTTTAAATATAAGAATTTTCCAAGAGACTGTATTGGCAGACACAGCTTGAAAGCGTGGGGTAACAGGGTGGGCGAGTACAAAGAACAGTTTGATACAGATTGGAAAGAATTTAGTGTGGGTATGCTAGAGTATTGTATCCAAGATGTTCAAGTGACTCACACTTTATTCAATATGATTGAGAAAAAAGGTTACTCTCAACAAGCTATGGACTTAGAGCACACTGTAGCTGACATAATATATAAACAAGAACAATATGGTTTTACTTTTAATAAAGAGAAAGCCGAACAATTATATACTAGATTAAATACTAGAAGAATAGAATTAGAAGAACAGTTACAAAAAATATTCTTACCTATAACTGAGAAAAGAATTTCAGAAAAAACTGGTAAACAATTGAAAGATAAGGTTATTATCTTCAATCCTAGTTCACGTCAACACATAGCAGATAGACTTAAAACAAAATACAATTGGGAAGCTAAAGAGTTTACTAATGATGGTAAACCAAAACTAGATGATACTGTATTAAGTAGACTAGAATATCCTGAAGCAAAAATTTTATGTGAACATTTTTTATTAGATAAAAGAATTGCACAACTAGCGACTGGTACACAAGCATGGTTAAAACGTGAGAACAACGGTAAAATACACGGCACTTGTAATACTAATTCTACAGTAACAGCACGTGCAAGTCATTCGTATCCAAACATGGCACAAGTTCCAAGTGTGTCTGTACCTTTTGGTAAAGAATGTAGAGAATTATTTACTGTACCTACTGGAAAAAAATTAGTTGGTATAGATATATCAGGACTTGAAGTTAGAATGTTAGCTCACTTTATGTCTAAGTATGACAATGGAGATTACACTAAAGTAGTATTAGATGGTGATATACACACAGAGACTCAGAAACTTGCAGGGTTAGAGTCAAGAGATATTGCGAAGCGTTACTACTATTGCTTTTTATATGGTGGTGGCGTTAAACGTATCGCTGAAGTTATAGGTAAAAAAGTTGGTGAAGCCTCAAAGATTAAAAAAAGATTCTTAAATAATTTACCTGCTCTAAGTAAGTTAATAGAGCAAGTACAATTAGCATCAGAAAGAGGACATTTAGTTGGTCTTGATAAAAGAAAAATTAAAGTACGTTCTTCTCATGCCGCACTCAATACACTTTTACAGAGCTCAGGAGCTTTAGTTTGTAAGCAGTGGTTAGTTGAGTTTAATAAATTAATTAAGGATATTCCTGACACTCAACAAGTTGTTTGGGTGCATGATGAGATACAGGTTGAGTGTCTTGAAAAAGATGCAGAAACCGTTGGTAGGTTAGCTGTCAAAGCCATTGAATGTACTGGCGAACACTTCCAATTACGACTCCCTTTAACAGGAGAATTTAAAATCGGTAACAATTGGAGTGAAACACATTAATGCCAAATACAAAGAAAAAGTTTTCGGACTTTGATAAAGATTTGAAGTACGGACAAGACAGAGAAAATAGAGTTGTGTCTATTTTAGATAAAGATAAAACAAAAGTAGAAGTTAAAACTGAAAGAGACTGGTGGTTTAAAACTGGTAACATAGCTATAGAAGTAGAATGTTATGGTAAGCCTTCAGGAATAATGGCTACTAAAGCTGACTACTGGATACACATACTAGCTGATGGACAGAAAGATTATTGCAGAATGATATTTGATGTTTCTACAGTTAAAAGGTTAGCAAAGAAATATATAAAAAACATTAAGAGTGGTGGAGATGGACATCAAAGTAGGTTTGTCTTAGTACCTTTGTCTGAAATATTTTTGAAGAAAAATTTAGACGTAAAAAACAAAGAGGAAAATAAGAAATGAGTGATAAATATAAAAAGAAAAGAGTATTGTTAATAGATGGTGATATACTTTTATATAAAATAGCTCTTAACAATGAGATAGATACACATTGGGGTGACGGTTTATGGACTTTACATTGTGATGAGAAGGTTTGTAAAGCAGATGTAGATGCAGTGATAGATGATTTAGGTTCTAGTTTATCCGCAGATGATTATGTTGTTGCATTAACTGATAAGAATAATTTTCGTAAAGATGTTCTTCCTTCTTATAAAAACAACAGAAGAGAAAAGCGTAAACCTATGGTGTTAAAAGCATTACGTGATTACGTTATAGAAAAACACAATGGAGTAGTGTGGAAAAATTTAGAAGCTGATGATGTCTTAGGCATAATGGCTACTGAACCTACTCTACATGAAGAGCGTATTATTGTTAGTATAGATAAAGATTTAAGAACAGTACCTTGTAACTTATCTGCTAATGGTGTTACGATAGAACAAATACCTGAAAGATTAGCTGACTATCAATTCATGGTTCAAACTTTGACAGGAGATAAAGTTGATGGCTATGATGGAATAGATGGTGTAGGTATAGTGACTGCTGAAAAGTTAATTAAAAAATATACTAATGTTAAACTAAAAGATTTGTGGAAAGTTGTTAAAGGAATCTACAAAGATAAAGGTTACTCAGAAAAAGAAGCATTACAACAAGCTAGAGTAGCTCACATTTTGAGACATGGTGAATACAATAAGAAGACTGGTAAGGTTAAGTTATGGCAGATAAAGTAAAACAACCCCCTCATTATTTTAGATATAAAATAGAACCTGTTACTTTTATTATGCAGAATGATATACCTTATGCAGAAGGTAACGCTATTAAATATTTATGTCGTTGGAGATTCAAACACAAAACTAAAGAAGCTCAAATAGAAGATTTAAAAAAAGCTAGACAGTACATTGATTTAATTCTTGAAAAAGAAACTCAATCAGAAATTAAATTAAAACTAGGTAAGGGGGGTGATGCTTGAACATAAACATATTTTAATTAGGGCAACTGTTAAACGCCCACCTATGCAGATAGATACAATCAAAGCATGGGTAAGAAATTTAGTAGGTGACTTAGGTATGAAACCTTTAGGTGAAACTGTCGCTGTATATGTAGATAAAAAAGGTAACAGAGGTTTAACTTGTATACAAGCTATTGAAACATCACACATAGCATTACATTCGTGGGACGAAGATAGTCCACCTGTTATTCAATTAGATGTCTACACTTGTAGTAAGTTAAATAAAGACGTTGTATTTAAAGCACTAGATAAGTTTGACCCAATAGAAATTAATTACTTAACACTAGATAGACAAAAATATTTAGACATAAAAAACAAAGATGAGATAAACAATGACAATAGATTATAATAGAGATGAGTTGCTTACTGATTTTGGTAAGACAACATTAAAAGATAGATACCTTTTACCACAAGAAGAGTCACCGCAAGATGGATTTATGAGAGCGGCTAAAGCATTTTCTGATAATGAAGAAATGGCTGAACGTATTTATTCTTATGCCTCTAAACTTTGGTTTATGTATTCAACACCTATTTTATCTAATGGTGGTACTAAAAGAGGTATGCCTATTTCATGCTTTTTAAATTATGTTGGTGATAGTAGAGAAGGATTAACAGGACACTACACAGAGAACGCTTGGTTAGCTTCTGTTGGTGGTGGTATCGGTGGCTATTGGGGACATATTAGAAGTGATGGCACTTCAACATCAGGTGGTTCACAATCATCAGGTTCTATTCCATTTTTACACGTAGTAGATTCAGAAGTATTAGCTTTCTCTCAAGGTAAAACAAGACGTGGTAGTTATGCCGCTTATATGGATATATCTCACCCAGAAATAATTGAGTTTATAGAAATGCGTAAACCTAGTGGTGGTGACATACATAGAAAATGTCTTAACCTTCATCATGGTGTAAATATTTCTAATGAGTTTATGCAGTTAATTGATAACTGTATTAAAGAACCTACTTATGATGACAGTTGGAATCTTGTAGACCCACACACAAAGAAGATTGTAAGAACTGTATCAGCTAGAGATTTGTGGCAAAAAATATTAGAATGTAGAGTTGCTACTGGTGAGCCTTATGTTTCATTTATAGATACAATCAATGAAGCACTGCCTGAATCACAAAAGAAATTAGGTTTAGAAGTACATCATTCAAACTTATGTACTGAAATAACTTTACCTACAAGTGATAATAGAACAGCAGTATGTTGTCTATCTTCTGTTAATTTAGAAAAGTATGATGAATGGAAAAATGATTCTTTATTTATACCTGACTTAATTAGATTTTTAGATAATG